CATTTTTAGTCCCACAGGTTGACGGTTTCACCTGCTGAAGATTCAGGCAGATCGGGCAGCGTCACCTCGCAGCCGTGCGGCAGCAGCGGCCCGCTTTCGGCGAGGCCCGGATTAGCCGCATAAACCAGCTCGACGGCCTGACCGGTTCGCCCGTAATAGCGCTGACAGATTTCGTCAACGGTATCGCCCTGCTGCGCGTAAACGTTCATCAGAGCAGATCCACAATGCAGCCAGGCTTACCGGCGATGCGGCTGATACTGAATCGCGCGTCGCGCCAGTACTCGTCGGCGCTCGCCTCGATTTCGCCCGCCTTTTTCGTGCCGCTGGCGTCATAGCCGCGATAGCGCTCAACGATGGTGGCGGCGGTCAGCGCGCTGACGGCGGCAAGGTAGGCCGTAATCTTTTCGCTCTCACCGTCCAGCGATTCCGCAGGCACGTCGGCCAGCACCTTAAAGCCCGCCGCCATCTGCGCGGCGCGCCAGTCGTACAGCTCGGCGTTCACTTCAGAAATTGCCGTCTTTACGGCAAGGCGCAGGCGCTGCGCCGTGACCGTTCCCTCATAGCGCAGTGAATCGCGCAGCTGCTGCAGGTCAACGTCAGGCCAGAAAAACGTATTCTTTACCGGCGGCTCGGCAGCGTCTGCCGGTCGCGGGGCGGGGATAACAACCGTGTTATTCATAATCGGCCTTTGAAATAGGTGGGCGGTGGAGGACGGCGCAGACACTGAAAGTGCGTTGCCGTCCTGCCGCCCGTGCGCGGGGTCGCGTTCGGTCAGCGGCTGGCGATGGCCTGTTTTTTCATCGCCGTTCCCAGCCGCTCAATGTCTTTTTTGACGCCGCAGCCGTCGTGCAGCTGATGCGCCCGTACAAGGTGGGTCATCGCCTCCGAAGCCCTGCCCGCATCGCGAAGCACATACCCGGTTATCTTGTGCAGCTTGGCGCGCACCTGATCGGGCATGTCTTCGGATTCCGTCATCGCAATGGTTGCCAGCAGCGGGTCAACATCGACCGGCGCTTTTGCCGTCCAGGCGCGCGTTGCCGCGCTGGCGACTTCCTCGGCCAGCAGATAAGGCAGGCTGGCGCGCTTAAAGCCGTCTGGCGACACAAGGCCATGTTCCAGCGCATACCGGGCAATCTCCAGCGCGCCGGGCACGTCGCCCGCATCAAGCCGCCAGATCATGACGGTCATCAGTACGGCATCCTGTGCGCCTTTGCCTTTCTCCAGCACGCCCGCTACCCACGGCAGGTACTCAGGCAGCAGCTGACGCTTCATTTCCGCCTTGCGCTCGTTAGAGTGCACTTTCTTCAGGCGGCGCTTGTCGTCGTTCAGCTTGATGAGCATCTGCTCATAGCCGCTGGCGTGGCGCAGCGGGTTGTCAGCGTTCTGTGAGGCTTCGATAGCCTGCTGGCGCATGCGGTGACGTCGGGCAGGGCTTAACATGCGTTACGCCTCCGTTTTTTCTGGGTCAGCTGCGCCGCCGTTTTCTGCCGCTGCTTCCTGCGCTGTAGCTGCAGGTGCAGCGAACTCACCGACTTCGATGTTTTCAACCAGGCAACCGGCCGCGTAATCCTCGATCACGTAGTCCTCGTTGATGGACTCATAGTTTTCGATGCGGTCGCGCTTCGGCGCTTCATCAATCAGGCGGCGATGCGTGCCTTCCTGAAAGTAAATTGACAGGTTATCCAGACGGGTAATCATCAGCGCGTTAGCCGGGAAGTACGGCACACGGATAGCTGGCAGGTTGCCGATGCGTTTCTGGCTGACGATGAGGTCGGCTGCCAGCTGCTCGGTATTAGCCTGCGACTGGTTGACGATCGGGAAGTATTTGTCAGCCAGCAGCTGGCGGCCGCAGATCACAACCAGCTCCGGGTCTTCCTGATACCACGCCTCAATCAGGGTGTTGGTGGCATCCATCACCAGCGCGTCGAGGTTGGCATAGTCGCCGTTTTTGCCGACGCGGATTTTTTCAGAGACGACGGTGCCGTCTTCCTCGGTGATTTTGCTCATCACTCGCGCCGGTGCATCATTGCGATACTTCTGCAGCCAGCCTACCGCCACGTCCTGCAGCATCGGGAACTTGGCGCGGTTCGAGGTTTTGGCGCGGGTCACGCCGTTGAAGCCGATCATGATGCGGTCAAGCGCCTGGCGCTTCACGATGGCATCACGCAGGCGGGCCTGAAAATCTTCATAGCGCGCCCACAGGTCGAGCGTGTTATAGCGGATATGAAAGTCGTAGTTGACCTGCACACACTCATAACCCTGCTTATCCAGCGCGGCAAAGTCAGCGGTTTCGCGCTCGTCGCCGCTTGCCGTGTCGGTCGTGCTGGCAATCGAACCGGACACGCCGATCCCGATTTTTTCGCCCTTCATTTCGGACACCGGCACAATATTGATGCGGGTCAGGAAGTCGGAAGACTCCTGCACGCGGTTCATCAGGGTCTGCGTGACCGACGGCTCAACGGTAAATTTCTTGTTCATGTCGTCGGTTTCGACGCCGTTCAGCTCAGCGAGGCGGGTCATGAACTGGTTAAACTTAAAGCGGGTATTCTTGCGCATTGGCGTTCCTGTTTATCTCTGTGTTGGGGTTTAACGTTCAGGCAACGCCTGATTAGCAGTCGGTCTGCGCGCCGGACTTCGGATCGCTGCCGGTTGCCGCCGGGCGGCGGTTGAAGCTGCCGTCGGTCTGCGAAAGCTGGCCCTGCAGCGCAGCGAAAGCGGCGCGGTCTTCCCCGGCCTGCTGCTCGATAGCCTCAAGGCGTGCGCTGACGGATTGCTCCAGTGCCGACAGCTCCTGCGTCTGGCTCTCCGCATTCAGCTGCACCTGCTCAGCGACGGCCGTTACCGCCGCGCTGACGTCGGCGAACTGCTCGCCATCGGTTTTCTTTTTGGCAGAGAACATCGCCGAGATGCGTGCCAGCAGTGAAGGTGACGGCTCGGTCACCTCTTCAAACTCGATCATGGTTTCTTCAGCGGCGGTAAAGAGGTTGCCTTTATCCTGCTTGCGTGACGCCAGCGGATTAACGGTCGCCGTGGCGCTGAAGCTCAGAATCTCCGTGCCGAGGCTTGCCGGGTCATCGGTGACGGCCAGGCCGACCAGATACGCCTCGCCCGTGTCGGCGAACTCAGGGTTAACTTCAATGGAGGTGTAGATTTTCTGTCGTGCTTTGGTCAGCTCGACCAGCTCAGGCGTCGGATCAATCCAGCCAAACAGCGCCAGCTTGCCTTTTAACGGGCCTTCGCCGATTTCTTCAGCCTCAACGGCGGTCACGTCACCAAAGCGGCGGAAAGTGCTGTCGGCGGCATAGCCCCGGATGTGTTCCATGTTGATGCGTGCGCCGTACATTTCCGGGTTGTAGTTTTTCGCCATCTGCGAAATCCAGTCACGGGAAATGACACGGCCGTCAGTGGTTGCGCCTTCAACTGCGATACGAAAACGCTTTGCTTTGATTGCTGCCATTAATCAGGCTCCGGTCAGGTGTTGGGTCGGTTCGTGGCCAGTTTCCCCGTCGCCACACAATCCCTCAACGAATGCCAGCCCGCTGATGCATCAGCAAACAGGGACAGCAGGCGCGCCATTTTCGGCACCGGTAGCCTTGCCGGTATGAAAACGACACCGACAACCATCATCAGCGATCCGCGCCGTCAGGCCGCGCTGCTTTACTGGCAGGGTTATTCCGTGCGCCAGATTGCGGAGACGCTCGGACAGAAAACGCCAACCGTGCAGAGCTGGAAGCTGCGCGACGCGTGGGATAACGTCGCGCCCATCAGTCGCGTTGAATCCAGCATGGAAGCCCGGCTGATCCAGCTCATCATGAAAGAGGTAAAGGGGAATGGTGATTACAAAGAGATAGACGCACTCGGCCGTCAGATTGAGCGCCTTGCCCGCGTTGAGCGCTACCGCAGCAGCGGCAACGAGGCCGACTTAAACCCCAACGTGCGCAACCGCAACAAAGGCGAGCGCCAGCCGGTTGTTAAAAATGAGTTCAGCGACGAGCAGACAGACAAGCTGACCGGCGTGTTTATGGATAACTGCTTTGAGTATCAGCTCAACTGGCATAAAGCCGGGTTGACTCACCGCATCCGCAATATCCTGAAGTCGCGCCAG